ACGGCCTCCATTACCATGTAATCGAGAACGTCATCCTCCGGGCAGAGAACAGGCCAAGGCCTACCGGACTCTTTATAGACTCTCCACATTCTCACTGAACTCTCCGAGGCCACGAAATCGACGGAACTTGGCCGAAGCGCTCAGTCCTCCGATGTGGTCGCCTACGGCGTCAAGGTCGCGCTGACGAGTAGCAATTGAAACGATGAACTCCTTATCCTCGTAAGGGATTTCGGGGAGGTCTACATCCTTTATTTCAGGCTCTACAACCGTCGTCTTGACGATGAAGTCAGTGAACTCCCGCTCCTGTTTGATTAGGTCCTCCGTAGGCGTAGAGGCGTCGTTAGCTGCGCCCAACGCAGACTCCAAGAGATGCTGAGGCAACTGACCCGACTCGACCAACTGGGGGATGTTTGGAATCCTAATACCGATAACCGCGCCGGAAGGACACGTGATCGTGTGAACTGCTGACTTCTTCCAGGCTGCCGCTGTGATGGGCTTGCTCATGCGCTTGTGCCTCCTTAAGGCTGTAGCTTGTCTCGTAGTTCGGCCAACTGCCGTACTAATAGGTTACTGTTTCGTCTGACGCGCTTTGCAACCGATAAAGCTAGCTCGACAGCATCCTCAGACTCACACAAGTTTAGCAAATCGTCGAGATGGTGTAGGTCGGTGCGCAGCTTATCCGCTTGGCGGTGTAGCTCATCCATGTATTCAGGATACGAAAAGGCCCGCCAGTGGCGGGCCTAGTAGTTGGGTGGCGTCGATGCCTAGAGTGCCGTTACTGTAGGCGGCACCGAGTCCGCGTCCTTTACCTTACCCGTTGATGCAGGCCACCGGTTTGGTACCGGATTCGAGAGGGTGCCCACGTCCTTGACGGTAGGAGCAATGCTCGGCTTGTATGCCGGACGGGGCCGATTGTAGGGCCTAATTGAGTTGTCACCTTGTGCGGGTCGATTAGCCATACAAGTATGATAGCTGCTAGTACGACGGGCCAGGCAAGCCCTGCGCTATAGCGGGCTTAGTTTCGATCCAGTCAGCGATTGCTCGGAGCTTTTTAGGATCATCGCCACAATGTCCCAAAGATGCGTTACAGCCGTTGCAGAGTATTCCACGGGTGACTCCGGTACTGTGGCAGTGGTCCACATGCAGCTTTTCTTGGCTCCCGCAGATCGCACAGCCCTTAGCTTTTAGCTCCAAGTAACGCTCCCACTCAAGCCCATACCGACGTTTGATGCGGGCCTTTTGGTTACGCAGCTTTTCACGTTCTCGATTAGCCATGTAGTGCTCACTATTGCACTTCCTACACCAATAATTAAGGCCGTCCCTTGCTGCCCTGCTGACTGTGAAATTATCCAATGTCTTTGTTAATAGACATTTTGTGCATTGTTTGGTTTGTGACATTTAGTCCTTTAAAAGCCCGCCGAAGCGGGCTTAGTTTAAAGTGGTACGAAGCCTACCACGCCGGATGCTGATTCTTCACCACTGCCGTGAGGACTGGTGAGCCTCCGCGCTGCGCGGTAGCCGCCACAGAGGATACAACCGCGTCGCCGCCCGGCTGCGGCTCGACAGGGAACTCTGTGTAAGCGATGCTCGGCAGCGAGAAGTTGATGTTGTTGTTGGCACCAACGCCAGCAAAATCCAACTGAAGCGACGTAGTGAACACTTGGTCCGAGACAGTTGTTCCTGACGGTGATCCGTAGTGGAACTTGTTGTACTCAGGCAGCGAGTCGAAAATGAGATCGAACGAGACGGTGACTTCGCGTGTGCCCTCGTAAACGTCGAGCGCAATGAAGTCGTCGGTTTGCTGCCGGGTCAGGTTGTTCTCAATGTTGATTTCGAACGAGCGAACCATCGCGGTTGCGCTGCCGCCCAGCGTAACCGCGGCCTTGTTGTAATTGTAAACAAGAGAGTTCTCAATCGTCTTCGGAGTGGCGTTGTCAATTGCCGCCGTAAGACGAGTGGACTGCCGCCCGTTGATTCCGATTGTTGCTGTAAGCGGTTGACCTGCCTCGGCCTTAATGCTCAGCGAGCCGACCTTGCAGTCCTGATACTGCTCGAACAACGTGCCGCCTAGCGACTTCCATACGGTCAGGTACGGAAGCGCGTTAGCAGGCGTGACTGTGTGAGTGTAGTTAGTTGTACCCGTTACCGCTGAAGCACCTAGTGCGGCCCACAGCCAGAACGAGATTGACTCGTCGCGGACATAGACCTCTGGGGAACCCTCAACGCCAGTAGTCGAGGCGAAAGACACCCCAATATCACGGGACGAGTCAGTCTCCGAAAGCTGGTTGACCTCACGAACGGGGCCAATGGACCCGCCCGAAAAGGCGTTCTTGACCGAGCTTGCGTCGGCCCAGGTCGCCGCTGTTCCCAGCGCAGTCTGCTTCTGCGCGATCAGGTTGGCGATATTGCCGCGTAGTCCGGCCATCCTAGTTGTCCTCGTCCTCGTCGTTTACCGTACTGAACCCAGCAAACGGCGCTGGTGCATACTCAGGCGTAGCCTCGACAACCGCTCTGCCTTTTGCTTCTTCCGCCTTGCGAACCTCACTAGGGTCGTTAGGGTTGACCTCCTGACCAGCCTGTGTCAGGCGGTCGTCTTCGGGAGCCAGTGTCCGGTGAGCCTCGCTGGTGAACACTTCGACCGGCGGTACTTCAACGGTCAGCCACGGATGTTCAACGGCGTTGACAATCAGGGCTTGGTCGTTACTCTCGACCGATTTACCGGGAGACAATTCGACCGTATCCTGCGCCAGGTTGAACGTAATCGTTTCCTGGGGCGCGTTATCAGACAGGGTAAGGTTAGCCATTTCCTTTAGTATACGGATCGTCGTGTCTGTTAGACGGTTTCAAACAGGGCGTTGTTGTTGCCCCACCCACGGATCGTAGCTACGAACCGCGTTTTGTTACCTGTCGGATCGTTTGGGTACGCGATACGAACTAGCTGAAAGAACCACGTCCGGCCTGTGGCTGGGTCCGTGCGTCCATAGGCGTTCCCGACTGCCTTACGGAAGCGCTCGGCAAATCCCGTGATCCGGCTGGGATTAACCAGGGTTTCTGGGCTGATCTCCTGTTTCCACAAATCGAAAAAGCGTACTTCAACCATTGTGTGCTGAACGATGTTGTTCGACGGAAATACGATGTCCTCGACGGGAGCGATGCCAATGTCGACTCGTTTGCGGCCGAGGCTTTCGTGGAGGTTGTCCAGGATTACTGTAAATCCTTCCGCAGTGAACTCTGCCTCGATGATGTCCTTAAGGGCCAGAGCAATATCTTCGTAGCTTGAGCCAGCCATTATCAGCCTGGGTAGTGCTTTGCAGCGATAGCGGCGTACCGTGCCTTCATGTAGTGAAGCGCAGCAACCATGAAGTGTTTGCCTAGATTACCGGGGTGAACAATCGCGTTGCTTCCGGGTACCCACATGCGGCCCTCGCGCTCCCAAAAGAAGGACACGTTACCTGGCATAAGGTGCGGGAATGTGCCCTTTTCCTGATAAAGGGCGTAGTCCGTCCCTGCGGCAACTGCCCCTGAGTGGGAACTAAGCACAACGCCCCGAATAGACCTGTACAGCTTCCCTGATCGCCGTGGCGTTTGGGCCTTAGCGACCGCTTCTGCGTTAGCGACAATTTCGGCAACCGTTTCGGACGCTGCCTTTTCAAGAAGCGATGCGAACCGGCCCGCATTGTCGCGGTAAGCTGCCTCGACGTGAATTGTCGCTGTCGCCATTATACCGACACCCGTGAGTAGTTAGCAAGCAGGTCCCGAACAGGCTCCGGGATTGCCAGTTGGACAGAGATGTTGCGCGTTCCCCAGGCTCGTGACCAGCCTTCAATCGCTTCGGCGGTCATGTTGTCGGACGTAGGCCGTGTTTCCCAGGCCTGTACGACCCACGCCGTCGCAACCTTCACGTCGTCTGGGACAACAGCCCAACCCCACGTACCTGTGACCTTAACAGTCTTGGGGGTCGGGTAGAGTCCTCCGCCCCGCTCGCGCGCATAAACGTCAGCGTTCCACTTAAACCCCATCTCAGGGCTTGCCGGACCTAGACGACCTAGATCACTTGGAATTTCGATGTAGGTAAAGGCGGGCGCGTCCTTGGCTGACCACGTTTCCGGGTCAAGGGTAATGTCTGGCGATCCATACGGGTAAGCGAACACGACGCTCGTGATAGCGGACGCATCATCAATATCCAAGAAACCTGAGCCATCATAAAGGAACGAGCGTTCGCCAGTCTCGACCGGAAGCCCAAAACTGCGCTGTGTGTACGCACGAATAGCTGCGGACGCGGCCGGGATCAATGCTGCGTATCTAGCATCGTTACGGGTATCGGTAGGGTCAGTACCTAAAAGCTCACG